GCGTCAAATTTGGCTCGGCGTTGAAGAACGCCGGCTCGAACACCGGCATCACGCCGGACCTCTACGGCACCGCGCGCCCCTTCGGCAGCGCTTACGACATCGGCGTCTTCGAGTCCACGACGACCGGGCCTATCGCGCAGTCGGGCTCGAACGGCACCGGCACGACGGTCACCATGCCGTCCGGGCTCGCGGCCGGCGACCTGATCCTGGTGCAGTACCTCGGCATCAACAGCCCGGCGATCACGCCGCCGTCCGGCTTCCAGGTGCTCACCAACATCACGACCGGCTTGTTCGCCTGCGTGTTCTGGAAGATCGCGACCGGCACGGAGGGCTCCAGCCTAACGTTCACGGGCGCCACGGCGAAATACTGGGTAGCGGCGCGCATCTCGAACCACGGCAGCGCAGCACACCCGCCCGAGTTCGCGAACGCCACCGGCCTGACGAGCATCGCGCGCCCGCCATCGCTGACGCCGGTCTGGGCCGCGAAGAATTACCTATGGGTCGAGATCGCATCGTCGGCCGACGCCATCGACGGCCCGAGTGCCGGCTACACCAACCTCACGCAGAGCTTCGACAACACGAGCCGTATCGCAACGCGCCAGGAGAACACGGCGACCGAACAGCCGCCGCTGATGGGCGCGGCTTCGAGCAGCCAGTGGCTCGCGCATACCATCGCTGTGTACCCAATCGAGGCGGCGGCCGGCGGCGGGTTCCGTGGCCGGATTGCAGGAGGCCGCATCCAATGAGCGAATATATCGGTGATTTCCTGATGGGCGGCGTCGTCGGGAAGAAGTTCACGACGATCAAGTCCGATGGCTCGCCGATCACTCTCGCCGGCACGCCGGTCGTCAGCGTCTACAAGAAGGGCAGCACCACCGAGAGCGTAACCGGCGTCACGCTGACCGTGGACTACGACGGCAAGTCCGGACTGCACGACGTGTCCATCGACACGGGCGCGGACGCCACCTTCTACGCGCGCGAGAACGAGTTCGAGGCGGTGCTCACCGCCGGCACGGTGGACGGCATCTCGGTCGTCGGCTACACGCTGTTTTCCTTCAGCATCGACAACCGCACCAAGTCGATGAAGCGATTCCAGCGCGCCGAAGATTCGGTGACGATGGGCACGGTCGGCAGCGGCTCGACGCAGACCAGCATCGTCAGCAGCGCGCTCGATCCGGCCGCCGCCGCAACGGACCAGTTCAAGGGCCTCGTGATGGCGTTCGACAAGGGCACCACGAGCGCGAACCTGCGCGGCCAGAAGGCCCAGATCACCGCCAACACGTCGGCCGGCGTCTTCACGCTCGCCGGCTCGGGCCTGTCACACACGCCAGTGTCGGGCGATACCTTCACCATCACCTAGAAGGTGACGCATGGCGATCACCTTCGGCGCAACCTGTGGGGCTGCGGCTCTAAAGACCGGCACACAGAACAGTTTCGGCATCACGTTCAACGCGGCGGTCGCAATAGGCAAGGCGGTCGTCCTCATCTTCGCGACCGACAACAACGCGACCACGACAGGCGACGAGAACGCTGTCACCAGCGTCTCCGACACGAAGGGTAACACCTGGAAGAAGGCGGTCGAGTTCACCAACCCTTCGGCCTCGCCGGCAGCGCAGGCCGGAAGCGTCTGCTCGATCTGGTACGCGAACATCACGGTCGCTCTGACGACCAGCGACATCGTTACGCTGGCCCTCTCGAACGGCACGATACGCGGCGCCTGCACCGGCACGATGGCGTACTACAACGTCACGTCGGGCCGCATCGCGCCGGACGTAACCGCGACGCAGGCGACCAACGCCGGCAACCCGGCATCGCTCAACGCCACGACCGCGAGCGCCGAACGCCTGCGCGTGCGCGGCATCGCTGGCGAGACGAACTCGACCACCGCCATCACGGTCACGTCCACATGGACGAAGTTCGTTGACACCAGCGGCCTCGCCAACACGACCGGCGCGGCTGCCGCGACCAACCAAGCGGTGCGCGGCGAGTTCCTGATCTCGACGGCAACCGGCGCGGCCAGCCTGCCGACATGGGCGGTCTCGGCCGACCTCGCCTCCTGCTACGTCGCCTTCCGCGAGGCGGCGGTCAGCAACCAAGCCGTCACCGCGACCGGCGCTGCCACAGCCACCGTGGCCGGGCGTGTCGGCAAGAGCATCGCTCCAGCCACCGGCAGCGGCGCGGCGGTGTCGCTGCGCGCGGCGCTCTTGCGGACGATCAGCGCAGCCAGCGTCGGCGTCGCCTCGGTCACGAAGTTCGTCAACACCCCGCCGCGCACCGGCTTCGGCGCGCTGACGCGCATGGGGCCATCGGGCTACGGCATCCGGCAGGGCTTCGCGGCTCCAACGACTCCCTCCTACGACTCGCCCGACGACATCGCCGGCCTGCTGCTCTGGCTCGACGCCAAGGACGCGGCAACGATCACGTCGGCGTCGTCGCCGTTCCTGCCGACCAGCGTCGCCGGCTGCCTGCTCTGGCTCGATGCCGCAGACGCCGCGACGATCACCGCCAGCGGCGGCTTGGTCTCGGCGTGGGCGAACAAGGGCAGCGTCGGCGGATCGTTCGTGCAGGCCACCAGCGGGAATCAGTTCTCGCAGACGACCAACGCACACGGGAACGCGGTCGGCTGCACGTCGTCGGGCAAGTTCATGTCCGGCGGCACCAACGCCGCCTACGACATCGCCAACATGACCGTGCTCTCGGTCGTGAAGCCGGCCGCGAGCGGCGGCAACATGGAGATCCTGACCCGGTTCAACGACACCAGCTTTAGCGGCTGGTACTACGAGGTGAACTGGTCGAGTGGGACAAACGGCGCTTCTGCCAAGATCACGCAATGGGACGCCTCGTTCAACAACTCCAACGCTGGCGCGTCGGTCACCCTGTCGTCGTTGAGGGCGTGGGTTGGAACTTCGTATCGCCGTTCGAGCGGCGTGATGGCTGCGACGGTCAACGGATCATCGAACAATGGCGTCTCGCACACCTACGTCCCGCCGATAAGCTCGACCTACAACATCCTCATCGGCGCCAGGGACGGCGGCGGGCCAGTCAACTTCATCGGCGACATCCACGAAGTCCTGATGTTCGACAGCGGCCTCTCGGACGCCGACCGGCAGATGCTCGAAGGCTACCTTGCCTGGAAGTGGGGCCTGCAAGCCGATCTGGTATCGGGCCATCCCTACGCGAGCGCACCACCGGCCGGCGGCGGCACGCTGGTCTCGTCCTGGGCGAACAAGGGCTCAGTCGGCGGCACACTCGGTCAGTCGGTAGCCGCGAACAAGCCGGCGCTCACGTCGAACGCCAATGGGCCGTGCCTGCGCTTCGGCGAGATCAGCACCGCGCCAGCGAACGGCAGCTATCTGATCGGCAGCACAACGTCGGCTTACGACATCACCACGCGGACTGTTTTCACGGTTCACAAGCCAAGGGCGCCCGCGTCGGGCACTGGCCCAGGCGGTGGGTCTCTGCTTACCCGTTTCGATGACGCCACGAGCTACGGCTTCATGTACGCGATCTACAAGGCGTCCACGAAGCAGTACGTCGATGCGTCCGAGATGGACTCCAGCTTCAACTTCGTCGCTGCCGATACCGGGCAAACCCGCGACTTCACCGCAACGGTCGTCTACAGCGACAGACTGCACCCGACGACGAGCTACCTGCCGCGCATGACCGGCGACGCGACCGGGAGTACGTTTGTGCCGGGCGCATACGCCGCGCCGGTCGGCACCATGCCGATCATGCTCGGCGGTCACAAGAACATGTCCACGAGCGCCGTCACGCTGGACCTGAACGCCGACGTTCACGAAGTCCTGCTCTACAACGGCATCCTGTCGCTGTCCGATTACGAGATAGTCGAGGGCTACCTCGCCTGGAAGTGGGGCTTGCAGGCCGACCTTCCGTCGAGCCATCCCTACTATGGCGCGCCGCCGTGGCCGCTCGGCGGCACCACCACGCCGCTCACCATCACCGCCGCAGCCGCATCGACCGCGCTCGTGGCCGCGCGCAACGCCTACCTGCGCACGATCTCGGCCGCCGCCGCGAGCGCTGTCACCATTGGCCGCGTCGTCGCGCGCCTGCTGGCGATCACCGTGTCGAGCGCGAGCGCGTTCACGATGCTGCGCATCACCGCGCACCCGCGCGCGATCACCGCGAGCGGCGGCTCGACCGTGACGCTCGGCGCCCTGAAGGTGCTCCTGAAGGCGATCACCGCGAGCGGCGGCGCCGTCGTCACGATAGTGCGCAGCGTGCTCAAGCCGATCAGCGTGGCCGGTGCATCGGCCGTCTCGATCACCAGGAGCATGGTGAAGGCGATCACCGTGGCCGGCGCATCGGCGGTCAGCGTCTCGAAGCAGATGGCGAAGGCGATCACCGCCGCCGCCGCGTCCGTGGTCACCATCATCGCCGCGCGCATCGGGCTGTCGCGCCTGATCTCAGTGACCGGCGGCGCCACCGTGACGCTCGCGCGCGTCCCTCAGAAGGTCGTCAGTGTAGTCGGGGCATCGGCTGTCTCGCTCGCTCGGGTGTTCGCGCCGATCCGCATCATCTCCGTGGTCGGCGCGGCGGGGGTGAGCATCGCGCGGACGACAGCAGGAGTGCGGGGGGTCACCGTCGCCACGGCGTCAGCAGTAACCGTGTCGGCCATCCGCGCGTTCCTGCGCCCGATCTCGGCGGCTGGCGCGTCCATCGTCACCATCGGCCGCAGCACCCTGAAGGGCGTCACCGCCGCGAGCACGTCGGCGGTCTCGATCACCCGGCAGATGGTCAAGACGATCTCCGTAGCCGGGGCGTCGGCCATCGTAATCGGGCGCGGAGTGTTCAAGAGCATCACCGTCGCCACGGGCGCCACAGCCACCGTGGGCGCGCTCCGGGCGTTCCTGAAGGGCGTGACAGCCTCCGGAGCCTCAACCGTTCTCCTGGCGCGGCAGGCGGGCAAGGCGGTGGCGGTGGCGAGCGCATCGGCCATCACCATCGGCCGCCGGCTGGCCGCTGGCCTCACCATCGCGGTTCAGGGCTCGGCCCTGGTGTCCATCGCCAAGCGCATGAGCCGGACGATCACCGCCGCGACAGCTTCGGCCGTCGCACTGGTTCCGTTTCACGGGCTCGTGAGGCTGATCAGCGTGGCGACGGCCAGCGTCGCGGTCGTCGGGCGCGGCAACTTCCGCACCCTCCTCATCAGCGGCGCGTCGGCGGCCTCGATTGCCACCAAGCGCATCACCGGCATCTTCGCGGCGCGTCCATCCCTGGTCACCATCGGCCGGGGCGGCACCAAGCTGATCTCCGTCGCCACCGCGTCCATCGCGTCGCTGTTCACGCTCGGCCTCACCATCGGCCGTCACGCCTTGGAGCGCATGATCAACCTGCTGCCGATCTCGCGCACCGTGACGCTCGAAGCGAAGGATCGCCGCATCAACCTTCTGCCCGAACCGACCGACGCCAAAGCCAAGGACGAGTACCCATGAGCGACCTGCCGGCGTGGCCGATCAAAGACCCGGACGAGGTGCTGGACTACTCGGTCAACTGGACCGCGCGCCTGCCCGACGACGACAAGATCCTGACCTCGACATGGACGATCCCGACCGGGCTGACGCTCAACGCGCAGACCATCGACGGCTTCATCACCACGGTGTGGATGTCGGTCGGAGTGAGCGGCGTCACCTACAAGATCTACAACACGATCACCACCCAGGCCGGGCGGACCTTGCAAGAGGCGGTGCAATTGGTCGTCCGCTCACTGTAGACGGCGCCGGGCTGATCCCCATGCGCATGCACAGGTAGACCGACAGCGCGCGCTCGATGACGATGCGGGCGTCGCGCTCGATCATCGAGACCTCCCTGATCTTCTGGATCAGGTAGAGCGACTTAGCCGACAGCGGCGCGGTCGTCGCTGGTTGGCACTTTGCCGGTCGTTGCGGCTTCGCGTTCTTCGACATGGACTCTCCATCGTTCGGGCCATTGCTCTTCCGGGACGAGTTCGAGTAGCTCCAGACTCGACATTACGTATTCCGGGATCGGCAACGTGCCGGCGACCCAGCGCTTGATGGTCGAGTATTCCTTGCCGAGAGCCTTCGCGACCCGTGGTCCCCAAAACCAGTTATCACCGAACAGGGCCTTGAAACGCCCCTTCAGTTCCTCACCCTTGCTCGCGTACTTCCTCTTCGGGCGTGCGGCCCGACGCTTGGTCTTGCGCTGCATTTTCATCTCGCGTTAGCCGGGCGCGCTCCATGCAACGAGCTTCGAGCATCAGCGCGCAGTGGCGCATGACCGCGACGAGCAGCGGATTGCAGTTGAAGGGCGGCGGCGGGTTGTCGAACATGGTGCCGCCGTTATAGCGCATGGCGCCCCTAACGTTTGAAAATTTCAGCGTCATGGAGAGCATCGGTCGATGATCAACGCAGGGCTGATCGACTCACGACGCATCATCGCCAAGCGCGTCACGCAGTTGAGCGACATCGAAGAGATGGCGCGCAAGCTGGAGCCACAGGTCGCGCGCGCGATCCTCGACGCGCTCCAGCAGCAGGCCGAGTCGGTCGACCTGCGCGAGCTTGAGATCGCACTGAGCACCGGGCAGATCTCGCATGCGCTCTCGCTGCTCTCGATAGACAAATTCGACGCGGTCATGGCCCCTGCACAGTCGGCGCTACGCCGTGGCGTCTTCGCAGCCGGAGCCTCGACGGTCGCGCGCGCGCTTCTGCCGACGCTGCGCGGCGTCGCGTTCCGGTTCAACGAGCTAAATCCGCGCCTCATAGACTGGTTGCAGCGCTACGAACTTAATCTCATCCGCGAGATCAACGACAAGACCCGCGAGGGCGTGCGGACCTATCTCACCACCGGCATGACGGAGGGCAAGAATCCGCGCGCCGTGGCGAAGGAAGTGAAGCAGATCGTCGGGCTCACCGACCGGCAGGCCATCGCCGTGAAGAACTTCCGGCGCAACCTCGAAACCTTCCACCTCCGGCGCACGGCGCAAGCCTGGGGGCTCGGCAACAAGATCGACCGCGCGCCCGGCGGCGCCCAGGTGTTCAAGCCCGACGACGACGGCACCCCGAAGGACGCCATCGACGAGCGCAGGCTACGCGATTTCCGTTACGACAAGATGTTGCAGCGCGCGATGGAGCAGTCGAAGCCGCTGACGCCCGCGCAGATCGACAAGATGGTCGACGCCTACTCGCGCAAGTACCTGAAGCACCGCGCCGAGACGATTGCTCGCACCGAAGCGCTCCGCACCACGAACGTCGGCGTGCAGGACGCATGGCGGCAGGCCATCGACCAGGGCAAGGTCGCGACCGACAGCGTGCGGCGCAAGTGGATCGTCGCGGCCGACGAGCGGCTGTGCGAGTTCTGCGCGCCGATCCCGAGCATGAACGGGAAGCTCGGCGTGCGGATGGACCAGCCGTTCCAGACACCGAAGGGACCGCAGATGCTCCCGCCGCTGCACCCGAACTGCCGCTGCACGGTCTTCGCGCGCGCCTACGAGCCGAAGCAGATCGCTGCGGCCGAGGCGAAGAAATGACCGCGCTCGATGCCCGTCTCGCCCTCATCCGGGCCGGGCTCATCCTCGCCAAGTACAGCGCTACCCAACCGCGCGCGCCCGCTGGGACGGCCATAGGCGGGCGCTTCGTCGGCCGGGGCGGTGCTGGTGCCGGCGGCGGCTCAGACGCGACAGGCGCCCACCGCACGCCCGCTGACGGGGGTTCGGCGAAGAGCATCACGCCCCCGCCGAACATCGGCGGCGGGGCAACGAACCCGCGCTACCAGACGAAGGCGCACGCGCTGCACGCCATGGCGGTCGCCGGCAACATCGCAGGGCTCGAAGCCGAAGCGGCCAAGCTCACCGCGAAGTTCGAGGAGTCGAAGTCCAAGCTCAAGCAGAACTCGCATGACCGCTGGAATGCGAAGCTCACGGCCTACGCGCAGACGCTCGTCGGCGAAGTGAAGGGCGGGGCGACCGGCGGGCCTGTCTCGCCGCCGCCACCTCCACCACCGCCGCCTGTCGGGCCGAAGCCGCCACCACCACCACCGCCTGCCGTCTCACCGCCGCCGCCGCCGTTGGCGTCATCGTTCGCGGTGAAGCCGAAGCCGCCGAAGACGCTGGCGCACGAGTATCCGGCCTCGAATATCGAGGCACGACCGGGGTTCAAGAAGGACATCCCGGTCATGAAGGCGATGATGGACAAGCTGCCGCCTGATCACCTGGGGCTGCTCCAGGGTGTCAAGACCACGCTCGGCACGGTCAAGGGCCACAACGCGGCCGGGCTGTTCTACTCCCACAACAACACGGTGTTTCTCGGGAAGAACTACACGACGAGCAAGGAAGTCGTGTATCACGAGATGGGCCATGCGCTCGATCAGGCCATCGGCTCCAAACAGATGACTGCGCAGGGCAAGCAGATCAAAAACTGGCAGGGGCATTTCACCCGGAATTTTGCGGCGACGCGAGACCCGCTCTACGCGACAGCGGTCGATGACGAGCACAACGCGCTCAAGGCTCTCGCGAAGGCCGGGCATACGGAAGCGAAGATGCTCTCGCACTTCACCGGCAGCAGGACCGAGTCGTTCGCGCAGGGCTACGCGGCACTGATGGCGCCGCCCGTGACGCTGAACGCGCGCATCAACGCGACGCGGCAATACATGCCGAAGACGATTGAAGCCGTGCGCGATCTGCTCGGTCGTCACGGCCTGACCGTGCCGCCGCCTGCGCCGTATCAGCCGCCGCCGAAGCCGCCGCCGATGCCGGTGGGCTTCAAGCCTTACCCTGGATATGTGAGCCCAGCATGACCCTCAAGGTGCTCTACACCGTCACCAAGATGGACGACGGCAGGTTCTATGTCATCTCGTCGATGGACGACGAGGAGACCGGCATGCTCGGCGACGGCGAGATGTGGGTCGGTCCTGGCGAGACGGTCCTCGACCGCTGGAAGTTCGAGGACATCAAGGAGGGCCAGTACAACGAGAAGGGCGAGTATCTCGGGGAGCAGTGGAACGAACCTTGAGCACTGACTCGCTACGCGCGCGCCTGTCCCTGATAGGCGCGAACATCTCGATGGAGCAGTTGCGCGAGAGGTATTCCAAGTCGGTCGGCACGCAGCCCCGTGTGCCGGCCGGCTCGCCATCCGGCGGGCAATGGGCGGGCGGTCACAGCGGCGGCTCGGGAGCGTCGTCGAGCAAGCCATCGAGCGGCAAGCCGCACCCGCGCGTGGACGACAAGGGCCAGCCGGTCACCATCACGTCGCCGACCAAGCCCACCGATTCATCGTCGTGGCACGCTGCCGACAAGACCGCGACGTTCGTTCCTGACGGCGCCACCCCGAAGTCGCTGATGGGCGTGGCGATGAAGCCGTGGACGCCGCCGACCACCGCTGCCGGATGGGCCAAGGTCGAGGGCCAAGATCCGACGCTCGATCACGCACCACCGCAGCCCGTGCGGGGCAAGAGCGTGGCGGCCGGCGTCGTCGTCATGGAGCCGGACGGTCGCGTGTGGCTCGTGAAGCCGACCAACAACTTCGCCGGCTACAGCAACACCTTCCCGAAGGGCACGATGGAGCCCGGCATGTCGCTCCAGGCGACAGCCATCAAGGAGGTGTACGAGGAGTCGGGCCTCAAGGTGAAGCTCACCGGCCTGCTCGGCGACTTCGAGCGGCCCGGCAGCGTCGCGCGCTACTACGTCGGCCAGCGAACCGGCGGCACTCCGGCAAAGATGGGCTGGGAGTCGCAGGCCGTTCGCCTCGCGGCGCCGGAGCATCTGGGCAAGCTGCTGAACGCATCGGTCGACCGCAAGATCGCCGACACGCTGATGCGCGAGGCCAGGATCGGCAAGGCGTTCAGCATCCAACAGCCGCGCTGGCCCGCTGGCACGCCGCTCGGCGGCCAGTGGCTCAAGGTGTCGGCCAGCGGCATCGTCATGCCGCCGCACATCGGTGGCGGCACCGCCAATCCGCAGTATCAGAAGAAGGCCGACCAGATCTTCGCGCATGCCGAGGCCGGCAATCACACCGCCGTCAAGGACATGGCGACCGCGCTCGCGCAGAAGGTCGAGGCGTCGAAGCTCAAGGCCAAGACCAACTCGCACGACTCGTGGAACGCGAAGCTCTCGCAGTACGCCAACGCGGTCGCGGACACGTCGCAGCAGACGCACACCGCCGTCGCGGTCGCCGACAAGATCGATGGGCCGCTCAAGCTCTCGGAGATGACGCACTTCGCGCCGAAGCCGGGCGGTCAGAGTCCGGGCGCGATCTACAAGGACGCGAACGGCGAGACGTGGTTGGTCAAGGGCAACGCGCAACTCCAGCAAGGCAATGTCTCACAGACGGTGTCGGATGATCGCGCGCGCAACGAGGTGACCGCAGCGCATCTGTTCAACGCCGCCGGCACGCAGGCGCCGGAGATGAAGCTCGTCGAGCTTGGCAGCGCGCACGGCGGCGGGCTCGGCGTGGCGTCGAAGATGATCGCGGGCATGTCGCCGTTCGACATCAAGAACGGCGCGCAACTCGCAGCAGCGCAGCAGACGTTCGCCGCGCAGGTCTGGCTTCGCAATCACGACGCGCTCGGCAACCACAACGACAACATCACGATCTCGAAGGACGGCAAGGGCATCGCGGTCGATCCCGGCGGCGCGCTCGGGTTCAAGGGCTGGGGCTTGCCGAAGCCGGACGGTGTTCCCGATCACCCGTCCGAGTGGACGAGCATGCGGGACAAGTCGAAGGCGCCGACCGCAGCGCCGACGTTCGGCTCGATGACCCAGTCGCAATTGCAGGCGAGCGCGAAGCCGCTGGCGAGTGTCGGCGACGACCAGATCAAGAAGATCGTCGATACCTACGGCCCCGGCAGCAAGGAGCAGAAGGCCAAGCTCGCCGAGTCCCTGATCAAGCGGCGCGATGCGATCCTCGACATGGCCGGGCTCGACAAGGCGGGCAATCCGAAGGTCGTCGCACCGCCGCCGCAGCCCGTGCAGCCGCCGACGCCACCGGCCGCCGCGATTGCGAGCCACCCCACGGCGTCGCACTCGCAGTTCCCGCCGCCGACGTTCAACACCGGCTTCGCTTCCGCCAATGCGGTCTATGACAAGCTCGCGGCCGACATGGTCGCGGCGCACGCGGCCGGCGACGCGGCCAAGATCCAGGCGCTCAAGGTCAATGCTGTTCCAGGGCCGCACATTAGCGCCAACGGTCAGAAGCTCATCGACTACGCCGACAAGCTGACCGCGAACCTGAACTCGAAGGCGGTCAACGTCGCCACGCAGAACGTGGCGCCGGGCTCGCTTGCGCCAAATCCCAACGTCGCGCAGCCGGGGACCGCGAAGCCGGTCAGCAACGCCGCGATGCCGCTGTTCGAGAACCACAAGATCAGCGGCAACAACCAGAACGCTGGCAGCCACAACGCGAAGGTCGAGACCATCGCGAAGCTGGCGATGGCCGGCAACATCAACGGCATCCTCGCGCTCAACTACTCGACCAACACCTACGGCGTGAAGCAGCACTATCTCGCGAACGACACGCTGAAGGCGCTCGGCTCGCCGCACATGGTCACGCCGGGCCAGAAGAAGGGCGCGCATCCTGCGCTTCAGGCGAACTTCAACCTGAACCAGACCGCCATCGCGACGGCCAACGCCGCGACGGCTGCGGTCGCACCGCCGGGAGGCGCTACGCCGCCGGCCGCCAAGGTGCCGGTCCTCGATCCATCGAAGCTGCCGAAGCCGCCGGACTACAACACCAGCGGTCAAGGCGGCAAGCCGATGCACGGCGCGCAGTGGAAGAACGACGCGAACAATGCCGAGGGCGCGCACATCCAGAGTCTCGCGCTCGGGCCGAAGCCGGTCGAGGCGCTCAACGCCTACACGATCAAGTCGCCGTCGAAATATCTCCAGGCATACAAAGATCAACTGCTCACGGAAATCGACAGCCAGTTGAATCCGCCCGCACCGATAGTCGTGCATCACGCGGCCGGCGCCGACGTTCATACCTTCGCCGGCAAATCGCCGTATCCGGTCGGCACTGCATACACCAGCATCAAACCGCAGGAGCGCTTGGCGTTCTATGCGGCGGTCGCCATCATCAAGACGCAGATCAACTGGAGCGACAAGGAATCGGTGCAGTCAGAGCAGTGGGTCAAGGACGGCTACAAGGAATACGACAACTCGTCAGCGGTCACCAAAGCCGGCATCTCCGTGCAGCAAGGCAATCCGCATCAATTCCGTGGCAAAAGCCTGCAAAGCAAGATCGGCGGCAGCGGTTACACCCTGCACGAAATGATGAAGCACTGGGACAAGGACGCGAAGATCGTTCCGGAGGGCACCAAGCTCTATCGCTACGTGGGGCTCACGAAGGAGATGAAGGACCAGATGCTCGCGGCTGAGCCTGGGACCGTCTTGCAAGACCTTTCGCCCGGTGCGGCATCGCGTGACAACGGTCGAAATAATACGTTCGGCGGCAGTAGCTCGAACAGCAAGATCGAGTTCATCACGTTGTCTGGCGTGCGCGCGATCAAGTCCTACGGCAGCAAAGGTTTTCAGAACGAGATGGAGACCACACTGATGCCCGGTCAGCGCTTCATGATTCACAAGGTGACGAAGCGCGCGAACGGCGGCGTCAAGATCAAAGCGATTCTACTGCCCACGCAATCGCCTGTTTGATGTAGAGTGCGCCTATGCCCACTCGTGACGAAATCAAAGGCGATGCCTCGACTCTGGTCATCCCTGACGTAAACGCCGCGTCGCTTGCGGTCCCTTCGACGGTTGAAGCGCTCGTGCGCGAGTACGTTGCCAAGATCATCAAGCTCCATGGTGACTGGGGCGACGGCACGATCACGGGCGACGAAATGGGCAAGCGGGCGACCGACGAGTCCGCTCGTATGCAGGACATCTTCTTCGGCAAGGACAAGACCTACGAGGCGACCGACTGGAACACGCCCGAGAAGCTCGGCGTGTATCTCCAGAACGGCGATCCCGCCATCGACCCGGCCGGCGCGGTCGCCTCCGTGTTCAACAAGGGCACCCTCGACATCTGGGAGGGGCTGAACATGGAGATCGCCGGCAAGTTCGCGGCCGGCATGATCGAAACGGTCATCGACGAGGTGATCGCGCGCCTGATGTCGTACATGCTCGGCGTGCCCGACGACACCTTCGTCAAGCAGGACTAGCCGACCGAATAATTGAGGGTTTATCGAACGATAAAGCCTCAATTTACATTCATCGTCTGAGCGTCGGAGCCGCGCCATGCAGATCATCTACAAGTGCGCCTGCATGGCGGTAGAGGCGAAGGTCGAGGTGCGCGAGCGGCTCGACTACGAGGATGTCATCGCCTGGGCTAACAACATCGCCAAGCCGGCCCTCCGTGCGGATCACGCCAGACGCTCGCCGCACTGCCCGTATGTCGGCCAGAAGTTCACCACCCACATGAGACCGCTCATACCCTAGACGGAGCCAGCCATGGACAGCGTCGGCTTTGCGTTCGAGATCGAGAAGTCGGACGAGACCGGCCGCTATGTCCGGGGCTGGGCCAGCGTCATCGCGGTCGATGGCAAGCCTGTGACCGACACGCAGGGCGACGTGATCAGCATGCCCGTGCTGCGCAAGGCGGCGCACGAGTTCATCACCGACGCGCGCGTCGCCAAGGTGATGCACAACGGCCAGCGCATGGGCGACGTGGTCGAGAGCGTCCTGATCGATGACGAGTTCGCCAAGGCGATGGGCGCCAGCACCGGCAAGCGTGGCTGGTGGATCGGCATGGATATCCACGACCCGGCGACCCGCGCGCGCGTGGCGAAACGCGAGCTTCGCGCCTTCTCCATTGGCGGTCGCGGCGTGCGCCAGAAGATCGCCGACTGAAAGGACGCACATGGCAACCCAGATTACGGTCCTGAAGCTGGACGAGATTTCGCTGGTCGACGACCCGGCGAACATCGACGCAAGAGTTGAGATCGTCAAGCGTCGCAGCGCCAGCAACGCCAGCGACATGATTGCAAAGATCGGCGAGTTCGCCGACGCCCTGGCCGGAGGAACCCCGGTCGACCCGGACACCGCCAGTGCGGCTGTGTCTTACATCCAGGAGATCACGATGGATCTTGAGACGCTGTCGAAGCAACTCGACGAGGCGCAGAAGAACCTCGACACGCTGACCAAGCGCGCCGAGGAGGCCGAGGGCAAGATCGCCAAGCACGCCGAGGAGATCACCGCCAAGGACACGGTCATCAAGGCCAAGGACGAGGAGATCGCCAAGCTCGCGGCCGACAAGCCGAAGCCAACCGACGACGAGATCATGAAGTCGGTCCCGGAGCCCGTGCGCAAGCGTCTCGAAGCGGCCGAGGCCGAGATCACCAAGATGCGCGACGCTGCCGACGAGGCCGTGTTCAAGGCCAAGGCCCAGAGCTTCGGCATCGGCAACGCGGACGAGATCGGCCCGATCATGCTGCGCATCGCCAAGCACTCCACGGAGGACGTGCTCGCCATCGAGAAGGTGCTCAAGGCGGCCGGCGCGCAGATCAAGGCAGCGGGCCTGTTCAAGTCGGTCGGCGCCGGCAGCGGTGCGGAGGACACCTCGCCCGATGCGCTCCTCGTGCAGAAGACGCACGAAATCCAGAAGGCCGACCCGAAGCTCACCTACGCGGCGGCCTACACGCTCGCGACGGAGCGCAACCCGGAACTCTATACGCAGTATCTCCAGAAGCGCCGCGTCGCCTAGCAGCGCCGGCAACCCATCCGCGTCTCCTGAAGGGGGCGCGAGTCCAGCGTTGGGCTCGCGCCCTTTTCGATTCTGAAAGGGACCAATCAACATGACGACTAGCTCGAACCTCGAAAGCCGCAGCTTCATCGCGGCGGCCGATTTCCGCACCAAGCAGTTCTACGCGATGAAGGTCAACGCCAGCGGGCAGTGCATGCTTCCCACGGCGGTCGGCGATCCCATGGTCGGCGTGCTCCAGAACAAGCCGAACATCGGCGAGATCGCGACCGTCGCCGTCTTCGGCCGCACCAAGTGGGTGTGCGCCAACGCGATCAACGCCGGCCAGGGTGTGCAGTCCGACGCAGCCGGCAAGGCGATCCCGGTCGCCACCGGCTACACCGCCGGCTACAGCGCCGAGACGGCGATCTCCAGCGCGGGCCAGATCATCGAAGTCGATCTCCTGCACATGGGCATGGCCGTCGTCCTGACCGGCACGCTGGGCGCGGAAGGCGCGTCGGTCGACGAGGTGCGCAACACGCGCGGCGAGACCAAGGAAGAGCAGGCGGCACGCGAAGCGGCCGAAGACGCCGAAGCCGATCTGCCGGGCGAGGAGCGCGCGCGCCGGCTGCACGAGCGCGAGCAGATCCGCGTCAACCCCGGTCTGCGCGAAGGCTTCGAGGCCGATTGGAAGGCGCGCGACGAGCAGATCGCGGCGCAGCGCGAGGCGCAGCAGGCCGAGGCGGCGCATGAGGCAGAGCGCGCGGCGGCGCGTCGGGAGGCGGCACTCGCGAAGCTGTCGCCGGCCGAACGCGAGGCGCACGAGAAGGCAGAGCGCGAGGCCAGCGAGCGCAGCGCGGCCAAGCGCGGTCCCCGCTACGGCTAACCCAAGCGCGACACGTCGCGTCGGTTCTCGACTCGATCTGAGTCACAATTCAGGAAGGAGCTAACGATGCAGCCCACCCCGAGCGACGTGCATGTCAACACGCCGCTGACGAACATGTCCATCGCGTACATCCAGCAGGCATCCGACTTCATCGCCGCGCAGGTGTTCCCGAACATCCCGGTCCAGAAGCAGAGCGACCTCTACTTCACCTACGACCGTGGCATGTTCAATCGTGACGAAATGCGCGAACGCGCACCCGCTACCGAGTCCGAGGGCAGCGGCTACACGGTGGACGCCACGTCGAACTACTACGCGCGGCACTACTCGTTCCACCACGACATCCCGGATCAGGTGAGGTCGAACGCCGACCATCCGCTCTCTCCTGATCGCGACGGCACGACGCTGGTCACCCAGAAGGCGCTTATCCGCCGCGAGAAAATCTGGGTGTCCAAGTTCTTCAACTCGGGCATCTGGGCGTTCGATTGGGCCGGCGTCGCTGCTGGTCCGACCGGCAACCAAGTGCTCCAGTGGAACGACGTGAACTCGAACCCCATCGAGGACGTGCGCAAGTTCAAGCGCACGATGAAGGAGTCGACCGGGTTCGAGCCGAACAAGCTCGTGCTCGGGCGCGCGGTCTACGACACGCTGCTCGATCACCCGGACTTCATCGACCGGGTCAAGTACGGCCAGACGAGCGGCGGGCCGGCGATGATCAGCCGCAACAACATGGCGGCGCTCTTCGAGATCGACCAGATCCTCGTGATGAACGCCATCGAGAACACCGCCAAGGAGGGCCTCACCAACGTCCACGCCTTCATCGGCGGCAAGAAGGCGCTCCTGGCCTATGCGCCGCCGTCGCCGTCGATCCTGACGCCGTCTGCCGGCTACACGTTCAGTTGGACCGGGCTGATCGGCTCGGGCGTCGAGGGCAACCGCATCCGGACGTTCAGGATGGAGCAGTTGCTCAGCGACCGCATCGAGATCGACATCGCGTTCGACATGAAGCCGGTCTGCCTCGACTGCGGGTTCTTCCTCAACACCATCGTCGCGTAGGAATTGGGGGCAGACCTGACCTGCCCCCACTTCCGGTGCTACAACACCCCCGGTTTATTCCTACCGATAGGGGGTCACACATGTCGCGTCATTCACCACCTTTGCCGTTCTCGCCGTACTACGATTTCCGCGTCGTCAAGCCGATGACCGTGGCCGGGCAGGCGCTCAAGCTCGGCGACCCGCTGCCGAAGGACGGCCTGTCGCCCCGGCGGCTGCGCCAACTGTTCGAGGCGCGGATGATCTCACCGCTGCCGCCCGAGATCCTGCCCGGCAACGGGGCTGCGGACGCCGGCCATGGCGACAACGGCGCCTGGGGCTCCAACCCCCCGGCTGACACCGCAACGCCTCCCAGCGGGCCGCTGCGCGCCCAGCACAAGGGCTTCGGGAAGTGGTTCGTGATCAATGCCGCCGGCCAGGAGGTGAGCGGGCCGCACACGCGCGAGGAGGCCGAACGTCTGTCTGGTTGACCGGACTCGCTCGGGCCTATGCTGTTCCTCGACGAGGAAGGCGCCATGGACATGCACGAGCTATCGGGCGAGGCGAGCTTCTGGTTGATCGACGGTCCCGACACTCGCATCGACGTGGACTACGACCCGGCGCTCGCCTTCGTGCTCATGTCGCCGGGCTACCGACCCTGGCGCGTGCAGCCGCCGTGGAGCATGGCTGGCAGGTACAGCGTGCATGGCGTCGAGTTCACCGACACGCCGTACCCGATCATCATCGCGGCGATCAAGCCGGAGCATGTGCGATGGTTCCTTACGATGCCGCAGGGCCTCGTCGATAACGCCATCATCGAGATCCAATCGCAGATGATCGGCGAGCCGGTCGGCCATGCTTGACGTGGATCGTACCGAGTGGGTGCGCAAGCTGCTCATGGCGGGCGAGCGCTGCATCGACGTGGGCTGCGGCACGAGCCCGCAGAACATCATCCGCTATGACCAGCACATCTGCGTCGAGCCGAACCCGGTAAGCGTCTGCTGGCTGGAGCGCCGCGCCTTCAACGTCCGGTCGATGCGGGCGCAAGAGGTGCTGCCCGATCTCGCGCCGTCGACCGCCGTGTTCCTGCTCGACGTGCTGCATTGCCTGACGCTCGATGACGCCGCAGCCGTGCTGGCGCTCGCGAAGCGCAAGGCGGTGCTGCACCTGATCGTCGCGGAGCCGTTCGCCCCGGCGACCAACGGCAGCGACCTGTGGAACCGCGCGCGCTCGATCTGGCGCAGCGACATGCTGGGCAACGAACCGGGCTGGCAGCACAAGGAGACGCACGCGGGATTCGTCTCCGTGCTCTCGTGGCTGCCGCCCTAAGAGGAAGCCGGCGACGGGAGGGCAGTGGGTCACCGGCACCTGCATGCTGCCCTCACAAAACGCGGAGAACACCATGGCAGTGATCGTTGAAGACGGCAGCGGCAAGCCCGACGCCGAGGTCTATGTCGCGCTCGCCGACTTCAAGGCATGGGCGACCAAGCGGCTCTACGACATCACGCCATACAGCGACGCCACCATCGAAGCGAAGATGCTCGACGCCGCGATGTGGATCGACACCAAGTACCGCTACGGCGGCACCAAGCTGGTCGCCACGCAGGCGCTCGAATTCCCGCGCATGGGGCTCGTCGATTGGAGCGGCAACCCGGTCTACGGCGTGCCGTCGCGCGTGCAGCAGGCCGAGAACGACCTGACGTGGAAGGGCTTCACGCAGCCGCTCTACAGCGACGCGGCGCGCGACGGAGCGATCCAGCAGGAGGTCGTCGGGCCGCTGTCGGTGACGTACTTCCAGGGCGCGCCGTCGCAGACCACGTTCACGGCGGCTGAGCAACTGCTCAAGCCCTACGTGATCGGCGAAGACGAGGTGCTCGGCGGTCCTTACGTCGGCGGCTCCGCTCAAGCGTCGGCTGACGATCCATATGGCGGTCCAACCTTCGGCATCGGCATGAACGACAATCCGGAATAGCGCCATGGGCAAGTACGACGGGCTCACCAACACCGCCGCATCGCTGATCGCGCGCAAGGGCGGGCCTGCCAAGCTCACGCATGTCGAGGATGCCACGTTCAACCCGGTCACGCAGGAGACGGCATCGCAGACCAGGATCTACGACGTGATGGCTGTCGGGCTGCCGCCGACCAAGGGCGCAGAGTTCCGCGTCGGATCGCTGCTCATGCGCAACGTGCTCGAATTCCAGATCGCGCAGAAGGGGCTCGCCGTGCGGCCGATGCCGGGCGACAAGCTGCGCTGGGCCGGCTACGACTGGCGCATCATCTGGTCGACGACCTACGATCCAGCCTCCGATGGCTCGATCATGACGACCGCCTATGGCGAACGCTAACGACACGCCGAAGCTGTTCTTCGCCAGCATCAAGCGCTGGCACGAGAAGACCCAGGCGACGCTTCTCGCGATTGCGCGTCAGAGCGCGTTCGAGCTAGCGGAGCGCGTGGTCGTCGCGACGCCGGTCGACACCGGATTCCTGCGCGGCTCGTGGCAGCCATCCATCGGCGGGCCGGCGAAGTTCGGCGGCGGCGCCTTCGTCATCGCGGCGGTCGTCCAACAGATCAAGCTCGGCGACGTGTTCATGCTGCGCAACAATGCGGCCTACGCGATGCGGATCGAGTTCGGCTTCGTCGGCACGGACAAGCTCGGTCGCCACTACAATCAGAAGGGCCGCTACATGGTCACCGACAACTGCGCGAAGTGGAAGACCATCGTCGCCGACATCGCGAGGCAACTCAAATGAGCGGCATCGCAACCGTCGAGGCCGACATCCGCTCGGCGTTCCGGGCCGCGCTGCTCGCCGTTCCTGGCCTGCCCGAGGGGCGCAAGTGGGAAGGCAAGCCCTATCAGCCGATACTCGGGACGCCGTTCATCGCCGAGACGGTGCGGCCGGTCTACTCGATGGTGCGCGCGCTCGGGCGCGGCGGCAACATCGAGCATCGCTTCCTGTGCATCGTCAACCTGAACTTCCCTGACGGTCGCGGCACCGCTGCCATCGACACGCTCGCGGGCGCCATCCGTGAGAAGCTCTCGCCGGCTACATCGTTCGCCTACAACGGCACGGCGGCCTACATCCTTCGCGCCGAGACCGGGCCGCTCATCGAGGCGCCCGATTGGTTGACCAAGCCGGTCATGATCACGGTCAGCACCTACACGACCAACTAGACGAACGCTCCCGCTCGGGCGGGCTGAGCCGACGCGCTCGCGTGCGCGCCGTGGCGTCGTCGCGTCCACCCCAGGAAGGAGAATCCCCTTGACCCAGGCGTTGCAGGAATCCGTAGGCGTCACCCTCACCTACGGTCCAGAGACGGTATTCGGCACGCAGTCGGCGTCGGCCGGCAAGAAGATCGCGCGCGTCTCGTCGTCGCTCGTGCTCGGCAAGGCGAGCTTCGCTTCGCAGACGGTGCGCTCCGACCAGGAGATCGCGGACGCCCGCCACGGCATGCGCCGCGTCACCGGGCAGGTTGCCGGCGAGGTGATGATGCAGATGTGGGACGACTGGTTCGAGGCGCTGCTGCGCGGCACCTGGGCGGCCGGCGCGATACTCGATAATACGACGTATACCTCCGTCTCGGCCGACAACCCCACGAGCAAGTTCACCTTGGGCGCAGGCGATCCGGTCGTGACCGGCCTGCTCAAGGTCGGCGACATCATCAATTTCGGCAGCACCATCACCGGCCCGAATGCGAACTCGAACTTCCGCATCGCGTCACGAACAAGGACATCACGGTCGTCCCGGCGCCGGCCACGATGGGCGCGGACACCACCTTCACGCTCACCGTCTCCGGCAAGAAGCTGACGACCGGAATCGTCAAGCGGTCGTTCTCCATCGAGCAGATCATGCCGGCGCAGGACGTGTCCGAGATGTTCTTGGGCTGCCGGCTCTCGCAAGGCTCGTTCCGCCTGCCGCCCGATGGCATGGCGACCGTCACCTTTGACGTGATGGGCCAGGGCTCGAACACGCTGACCGGCGCCGCCAGCCCCGGCTTCGTCGCGCCGACTCCGGAACCGAACACGGCGATCCTCGCCGGGCTCAACGGCGCGCTGCTGATCAACGGCGTCGAGTCCGCGAACGTGACCGGCATGGACTTCACGTTCAACAACAACATGAACCAGACGCCCGTGCTCGGCTCCGACGTGTCGCCCGACGTGTTCCACGGGCTCAAGACGGTCACCGGCAACATCTCGCTGTTCATCCAGGACGAAACGCTGCTCAACACCTTCCAGAACGAGATCGAGGTCGGCATCACAGCGGTGCTGGAAGCGGCCGGCGGCGGCGTGGCGCCGCAGTTCATCGCCTTCTGCTTCGACCGCGTCAAGCTCATGGGCATCACGCGGCAGGTCGGCGCCGATGGCGGCGTCATCGGGCAGTTCCCCTTCCAATCGCTGCTGTCGAACACGCCCGGCGGCGGCTCGATGCACATCCAGCGCAGCAACCTCACCTAGCCATCGGCGAAAAGCCCCTGTTATGGTGGCGGGGGCTCGGGACCG